TCCCAATGATGAGGCAATCTGGGCCACGGCACGCGGAGCGGCACTTAATGGGCCGGCGAACACGCCTTCTGCAAGGATGGGGCGAAGTTCGTTGATGTTTTGTATGGTGCTCTGGGCTTCTTGGGCTTGAGTCAATGAAGAATCAAGGCGCTCCGCACCTTTAGCGCCCAAGACTTCTGCCATCTTCTTGTCGCCAGGAAGGGTAATAGTCGTGGAAGGTGCGCCCGCTTTTTTCTGCTCGGTCACAAATTCTTGATATGTGCCTTTGAATCCTTGGCCTTTGGCGTATTCGTACTCACGCACCGACGTGGGCAAATCTGCCGCTTTGGGTTGCGTCATTTGCAAATACACCTCGGGGGCGTAATCTGCCAACGCGGTCAATAACCGCTCACGGTCAACCGATACACCCGACTTGGGGGACTCTGCAATCACTTCTTGCATGGACATTCCCTCGAGTCTTTCGGGCTCAATGTTTGTCTGCCGACCTAAAACATCTTGCACCGTTGGCTGGCGAGTAATTGCGCCTTGCGCTGCTGTGCGGAACGCTTGTTGGCGTTGCTGCTGCTCCATGACTTGCCGTAATTGCATTGAGCGCAAAGCATCCGTCAACGTCTTATCAAACGATTGTTGGTAAGCACCAACGGCAGGAATTGCCGCTGACGCCAAAACCTGTCCCAGTCCAGGACGTCCTTGCCCCGGTTGACCCTGAGAACGCGCCAAGGCGTTTAGGCTAAAGTTCAGGAGTGCGGCGTTCTGGGCGCGTTGTTCGGCTTGCGCCTGGGCTTCTGCGCCAAGCAGTCCGGCAAGGGTGGATTCGCCACCTAAGATTTCGTTGAGTGTCGCCATGTGTGTTCCTATGCGAGTAAACCGCCCGACACAATCGGGGCTACGTTGGGAGTGCGTGCTTTACCGGCGTTTATCAGACGCAGGAGTTCTTCGTAACTGGTCGTGCCACTTAATCCGGCCTGTTGTTGCGGCATTTCTGGCATCTGTTGTGGAACTGGCTGACCAAATAGATTGGAGCCCATCTTGGCCACATTCAATGCGTCTTTGAGACTAAACATTGTGCTCTGCGCCACGCCGCTTGGGAAGATGTTCATGCCCGTTGCAGACTGCGCGAGGTTTTGAGCAATCACGCCCGGTGTCAATCCCTGTGCGGCCAATTGCGCGGCATCTGCGGCCAAGAATGACTCAACGCCAGCGCCTTGCAAGACTTGAGCGATTTGGGACTGGGACAATCCTTGGGACGCCAACTGTGCAGCATCTTGGCCAACGAACATGGCATCAGTTCCTAGTGTTCCCGTGGCCGTACCGCCTTGGGACAGAAGCGAACCACCATAACCCAATGCCGCACCCGCTAACGCGCCGGTGAGCGGATTTTGTCCAGCAAGTGCTGAACCGCCCGCACCCAAGAGTCCACCGCCAAGCGCTGTGGCTCCTGCACCCGCGAGGGCGCCACCGCTGAGTGCGCTGCCAATACTGGTGGCTATTCCAAATGGGTTAAAGGCGGCCACCGCCGTTCCCCACCCACCAGGGATGTTATTGCTGACGAAATCGTCAAGTTTTGAACCGGCTTTGGAGATGGACGAGCCAAGATTGCTGATTTCTTTGCTGACGGCTTTAGAAGCACTGCTGACGGCGTTGGATACTTCTTTGTATATTTTCTTGAATATGGTTGCCATGATTACACCATCCACTCATAGTCTGGGCGGTCGGACTTTTGCGGCTTGAACCCTAAACCAGTCAAAGCATCAATGAGTTCCATGTCCGTGGAATCGCTGTAAATCGCACGAATGTCGGAACCCTTAATCGTGTCGATGAAATACTTGAGCGACTCGGGTAGGACTTCCGGTGAGTCAGCGGTGAACAGATTCATTTCCACGTCATTCCCGCCAATGCGAATGATGAGCATTACGCTATCGTTCTTGCGAAGCAATATCCCTTCTTGGCTGTTGACCAGTCCCGACACCGTTTGAATCATTTGGTTGGCGTCGTCGCCGGTTTTCTCAGCTTCGGCGGCAATAATGTCCTCAACCCGCATCATAGGAAGTATCCCAAGAGCCCACCAACACCTGCGCCAAGCATCTGATTGGACACACCGCTGAACAACGGGGTTGAGCCCAAGAAACTACCGCCTAAATAACCCAGTCCTGCCCCGCCAATGGCTTGCCCAAGGCGATTGCTTGAGGCCGCTGTCTGTTGCTGGGGATAGATGCTCGAGGCCATCGGCGTGCCGTAAATGCTCGACAAGTACGACTGGAGTTGCGAGTACGGAAGCTGCTGTTGGTATTGGAATCGCTGAATCTGCTCTTGCAACGGCTGGGCGGCAATGGCTTCTTGCGCTGCACCAACCTGTGCCAATGTCTGCGAGGGTAGGAGGCTGGCTTGGAAGAATCCGGGAGCCGCCTGTGCGAGTTGGGCTTGAGCCAACTGCGCTTGCAACTGGTTCTGGCGCTCAGTAGCGTAATTCTGTGCCACGATTCCCGTGGTCACGTCGCCCAATGCCCTGCCATACGCCTCAGAAGCCCCGCCAAGGGCACGTTCCATTGCGCCTGACCCGTAGCGTCCAGCGCGGCTATAAAGGCTGGCCACGCCCGGCAATACCTGCTCCCCGAACTGCTGGGTGAGCGGGCGGGTTGCGGCGGCAATCATCTGTTGCTGATAGGGAGAACCCGTCAGGAATCCACCGGCAGCAGTTTGGCCGACTTGCCCCAAGGATTGCAGATAGGACTGTTGGGCTTGGCCGAGTAATTGTTGCCCTGCACCAGCCGCCGCCTCTTGTTGGGCAAGCGCCTGTTGGGTTTGGGCAGACGGGCTAACGTACATTTGCCCCTGATACATGGACGGCTGCGCCCCGAAGAACAGTTGTTCTGCCCGTTGCAAACCTTTGGTCAGGTAAGGAATCAGGGCGGGGTCAATTTTTGAGCCAGTCGCCACGCCGGTCTGCGGGAGAACAGCGGGCAAAGCACCCATGCCGGGTGCGGTATCTGGAACTACATTGCCGAAAGCGTCAACTGCCATAGTGTCACCTATTTTAGAGGTTATCCAATCAAAATGTAAGCATAAGTTTTATCTGCCGTTGCGTTGGCATAATGACTTATGGTGGCTTGTCCTTGCTGTTGGGCAGAGACATAAATGTTTGAGTACGCAATTGGAGCGATATATTGCACAACGACAATCACGGACGGCGTGGACGGAATTGCAGGGGTTACTCCAGCCGAAGCCGAAACCGCAGGATACTGCTCAAGTGACACCCCCAAATCACTTGGATGCCATGCAATCTGCACATAATCTCCGGCTGCCATATCCACGAAATAGGGCGTTACGCAGATAAGATGGCTTGGGTCACCAGACGACTTCCGTGGTGGCATACCAAATCTGCTATTCGACCCAGTTATATCCGTTCCGTTTTTTCTAAGCCAGATATTGATATCTTGCGAACTATTAGTCGTATTTTTAACTTGGACAGAAAACGTAAAGCAATATGTCCCAGCATTACGAACATTAAATCTGTTTGTGTTGCTGATATAAACACCATTAGACAAGTCCGTGGTGTCGCACGACATGATATTTGCTGCGCCCAGCGTTGTTGCTGACTGGTCGGTACTATCCTGAAATGCTCCGTAAGGTGCGGAATCTGCTTCTGCTGCGTTAGAGAACGGAATCAGGACAATTTTTGTATCTACGGAAATGCGCTCGTCGTACAGGGTCGTGCTGGTTGCGTTGCCCGTGGCCAGCGTAATCGTCCCCGTGTTATTGGACTTGCCGTTCATCAAATTGTTGACCACCTCGGAGATTTCCCGTGGTGTCCCGCCTTGGTACGGGAGAACCCGAAACATCATCGCGTGCCCGCCTCTTGGATGTCCATATCCAGGCCAATGGCCGTTGTCCAATTACCCGACGGTTGCAGACGAATCCGGTGATAGCGCCCGTAAGAGCGCAGACCAACCCGGTTCTCGCTGCTCGCCGCCACTGCCGAAGAGAACGAAATCGCGTCACTCAGGGTTTTGCGCGAGGCAATCGCCGCGCTCGCCGAGCCTTCGTCCACAATGGGCTTGACCATCGTGACCATCGACTGCTTGCCCTGAATCTCAATGTCGGCCGTGTCTATCGTTGCCGTTTTGGGCGTTCCGGTGAACGTAATCAGCTTGGAACCCTTGACCCCTAAAAGCAGGAGTTTCCCGCCCAGCCATGTCCGGCTATCCAATGAGATGGACAGCGCATCCAGACTGGCGCTAAAACTGTCCAAATCCTCGAGCGTCAGGGATGGCGTGCTGACCGGCGCCACACGGCTTGCCGTAGAGTCGGCGTATGACCATCGGCCCGTGGGGATGTGGAACACCAGCGCACGGTAGTCCATGTCGGTGGACGGATAGCCCCAGATGATGAGGTTGTTAATCGGGTCAACTGCCGCGCTCATGGTACTGAGCACTTCTTCCCGCAGGGTATTGAAGAAGTACCGATTGACCTTCTCCGCACCAATGTTCTTAATGTTCGTGCCGTCGCACGCGTAGAACCCGTCATCGGACAGGAAGTACGTAATGCCCTGCCATTGGATGACCGAGTTGGGCTCGTAGCACCCACGGTTGCGGGCGATGTTGTCAAATTGGAATATCAGCGGGGTTCCAACATAGGACATCCGCACAATGCTGCGCTCCAACAATACCAACCCAAACTCGCCACCCGTCACGCCTTGCACTGCACCGCCGTCGGGAATGTCTTGGTAATCGGCTTGGGTGGTGGCCGAGGTCGTCCAGGTCTTTTCGTTGTTGATGCCCGACCACTGCACGCGGCTCTTGTAGGAGGTCTGATAACCCGACACCACAAAGTCCCGCACCACGGTGACAAACTTCGCCTTGGGCGCGTCTGCCGCCAAGTCTGCAAAGGTCGTCCCGCTGAAAATGTCGATGTATTGCATCGTGTTGGACTCATTGGCCGCAATCAGGGACGTGCCAAATTGCGTGTATTTCCAACCCGTTGTCCCGCTGTACGTTGTGCCAGAGATGTCGTCAAAAGCAAACGTCGAGGTGTTCAGCTTGAACAGTTTGGTCGTGCCCGCCGCGTAAATGGTCGTGTTGTTGCTGGC